GTCGCAACCATCTCCACCAAAAAATTGAGAACCGAAGTTCCACGGTCACCAGAATGGCGAATCCTTTTATCTAGGCGAGACGTGACTTTTAAGAACTCATCTTTACGAAAAATGAAAACAAACTCAGAGATGCCATGTCGCTGAGCAAAAACATCCTCAAACTGTGCGAGACGATGATCCAAACGCCCCAATTGGGCGAATATCTTCTCGCAAATTGCTAACTCAATGGCCAGTAACCCTGTACCATCTCTCTCCAAAGTTTCGGAACAGTCAAAAGATGACTGATCTATCTCAACAAACGTAGTAGCAATAGCAACTCCATGTATGGACACATGGTCTTGATTTTTTGCAGTCAAAGCATCGAAAAAATCACGTTTCGCTTGATGCTTAATATTTGAACCTTTCGTGATATCAAACGTGATTTTCTCAATGACGGCAATTATCAACAAGTTGCTAACGCACCGCATAAGCCCCTCATTTATAATGATTCTAGGTGCCTTACCAGGTTTATTTGTGACCTCTTTCTTCAGAAAAGCATCGGGTAAGACAAAATCGTACTTTGCAGACAATTCTAATACTGCAGCCTCAAAACGTTCGACGCTGCAGTTCTTAGGTTTCAGACAAAGTAGATCTTCAATCTCGTCCAAAGCATCCATTATTTTCCGGTTGCAAAACCACTTCTCAAGCAAAACGGCCTCACAAGCCGCAAGGCGCTTACACATCTCAATGGAAGGTGTAAACTTATATTTATGTCCTAATCTCATCTCACAGGCATGTCTGGCGTTATTTACATTGTCGGCAGCAAACCATGTGCCAAGTCCCATGACCGGTCCAATGATTTGTGCCACCTTTGTAGTATCGCCACGCACTTCCGAATTTCCTATGTTGGGCTGGTAGGACATCTTAATGAGATCATCTACAGCATTGGGGTGTGTATCAGTCTTCCGGTCACAAGCATGATGCTTATAAGCCCTTCGCCAATCTGATCCCTTATAGTCAGGATCAGGCTCAGGGGTATCAATAATAACACGGGCCGGTAACCCACCACAATACTCAATAATCTCTTTTTGTTCGTTTTGTTGTTCAGTGAAATATGCATCACGTTCAGCTATAGCTTCTGATATTTTCTGATCATAAGCAATGCCGGCTGGAGTCTTCACCCCATCAATTGTCATTACGATACCATCACGCAATGTGACAATTGGAATGTGATGCAATTTCTCGG